CAAGGGCCGAACCGTAGATATCGAACAACGGTTTCGAGTGCATAACCCAAGCTAGAATGTCTTGGTAGCTGTCCCCGAATTTGGATTGCGCCACATTGAAAGATGAAATGGTCGCAATAGCAGCTTGGGACGTAAGAATTTCCGCCGTGTTGTTCAACGCTGCAACCGTCCCCATAAGCGCCGTATTCAACATATCGGCCATGGTATCTTTGGCCAATTGCTGCCCAACAACCGCGCCGCCTTCCTCCGGGTTGCGCTGTATCCAACGGAATTGAGACGGAGGCAACGAAATCGGGGGAGTACCCGCCGCAACCTTGACCATGGTTGCCACAAGATGTTCAAGGGTCTTTGGCGTAACCGCGCCTGAACCGTAGGGATTGCGCCGACGAACAAGACCCGAAATCTTTTTCCAAAAGGCTTCGTCCGAATAGTCCCCGACATGAGCCTTCGTAGACAAGACGATAGTTCCCCGCGAAGCCGCGTTGAACAAATCAACTTGCTGTTTCAGAACTTCCGTCTGAGACGAATAGACGAATTCGGAAAAGACGGCCAAATCAGAAAGGGCCATAGTTACCTCCGTTGGGTTAAGCTTCCGACGCCGCTTCCCGTTTCGCTTTCAAATGCGCCGCCAAATCCTTAGCGGAAGCCTTTGAAAGATCAACAGGCTTTTGAGTTTCGGAAGCCCCGCCACCGGGGGGCCTACTATCCGGGCTACTTCGCGGGGCACCGCCGCCGCTAGCCTTACTGCCGATAATAATAGCTGCAAATTCTTTATTTGCAACAAATTCCTTTTCCAGTTGCGCCGTCGTCAATTTCGACGATTGCCCGTCCTTGTCCAAGATAACTAATTCCGGTTCGTCTCCGTCAAATGATACGGTAAGACGTTCAAGTAACGCCTTTGACATAAGGGTTGGAGCCGATGAAATACGACTAGCGATTTCGTTAGCCGCCGCGTTGACCATTTGCTTTTTAATGAATTCGTCCTTACTTGAAAGCTTCGTAGACAGTTCGCCCTTTTCGTCGTCCCAAGCTTTCTGAAGCTTGGCAATATCCGTTGTCTTTCGTTTGTTCGGACGCCTACGCCTATCGCCTTCCCCTTCGTCATCTTCGCCGGGTTCGTCGCCTTCGTCGTCTCCCTCCAGTTCCTTCAACCGGGCTTGTGCTTTCTTCAAATCGTCTTGAGCCTTTTTCTTGTCCGCCTTTTCCCTATCCCGCGCCCGCCGGAGTTCTGCCGTATCGTCGTCCCCCTCAAGATCAAGAATATAGCTGTCCCCGCTTTCGGTATATTGTTCTTTGATACCGTCCGCTAGCTTCGTATATTCTTCCTTGGTTAGCTTGCGCTTCATTGCCATGGGTACACCCTCACTAGATCAAGATGATATCTAACTTGTCCTTGAATTGGTCTAACGAAATAACCTTAACGTTGTCAAGGCTAGGGTCCACGTCCCCAAAGATATCCTTTAAGACTTCGCTAGGTTGTCCGTCTAACCATTCGGCTAACGTATCCGGTTCCTCAATATCTTCCCGGCTAGGGCTAATTGGAACCGTCGTACTACGACAGTTGTAATGGGCTGGAGGTTGCGGACCTTCCCCCATCTTATAAATCTCGCCGTCACGTTCCCAACAGATTTCAGTAGTTACGTCGTCCAATACAGAAACCCATTGGTATTCGTCGTAGTAAGATGGGGCTATCTTATCCTTTACCGAAGAACTAGTATGCGACATTAGGGTACTAGACAACGTTCGGCCCCAACCGCTAATCTTTCCAAATACTCCGTCCTTATATCCTAATGATTTAACCCCTCGAATACTTTTGAATACGTCCGTCGTATCCAATTTATCAGCGTAGCCATTCCTTAAAAGACGTTCGATATTCCCGACAGACGAATTCCGAAATGTATTGGCAGACTTTTGAAAGGTTTGCCCGGTAGCTGGAATATTGGAATTCTTCACGCTACCCCACACATTCGAGGGGGTAGCTAACCTGTCTCCGGTATCCTCCCGAAACATTCCTTGGAATAAGGTAGTTTCAACCCGGGACAGCTTCTTAGTATCGTTCATTAGTTCTTTAGTATTCTTGTTATGAACGTCGTTTGTCCGGAGCCGGATATCTGCCACAAACCTATTAAAATCCGCTTTGGTAAATTCTCCGAAGTTGTCAACGTTAATATTCTGAAACGCCCGTTTAACTACAGCGTCAAGGTCCGATACAACAGACGAAGAAAATTCGTCCGCTGTACCTTTCTTCGCCCCCTCCAGATAGAGGGAGTGTCTTAGCATCATGTCGTATAAAGACGCCATTTACGCCGCCGGAGGTTCGCTACCGGGTTCGTCTAAGGTTACGTCCCCTAGCCCCAACTTTTCTTGTTCGTCCCGAATAACTTTCAAAGCTTCGTCGTCAGGCATAGTAGCAATTCCAGCCCGCCGGAGGTTCGCCCGCATTTCGCCAAAGCTAAGGGCTTGCGCTTGCCATTCCTGAATAAGCGCCGAACGTTCGTTGGACGATAGCTTAATCAAATCAAATTCGGTATTCAATTCGAATTTGATAGCGTTCATAGCTTCAGGGGATACGCCTTCGAATTGCGCCGCCCAACGTAGCCCTTGGGTAAAGGCGTCCGATACGTTATCCGCCGACGCCGACAACGTAGACGTTTCATAGCTTTGGTCTATGCTAGCCTCCGTCGCCGTTCGCTGTACGGCTTGCGGTTCTACCAGCTTGGCACCCAAGGCCACCATTTGCCGTTCCTTGTGCTTCATGGCCTCAAATGGCAACGTGTTCGGGTTGGGCTGGATCATTCCGGCTAGCGCCCCCATAGGCAACGGGATAGCCGCCCTAGCCCCCATTTGAACCTTACCCTTGAATATTTCATCTACCCATTGTTGGGTCAATCCGCTGAACCACGCCGTAGGCTGTCCAGTAATATAACAACTTTCTTCATAATCAGCCGAATTGCGATAATGAGCAATATTAAGCGCCGCCAAATCATACAACGGAGGTTCGTCAACATCCGGATCATTGTTTTCGGGTCCAATGAACGTAAACGGAATTTCATTGAATGGTTGCCCGTTCGCTTGTGTGGGGGTTATTTCTTGATAGCGCCCCGCCTCCCTCCAACGTTCCGCCGTGTATACGCCGTTCGTCAACCTTAAGACCCTGTATTCAGGCCTTTTAGTTTGTACGAAACCGTCATCCGAAATAACTTTATTTTCTTTGATTACGACCATGGATAGAATACTACGTCCGCCCTTTGGAGACGTTCGCCAGTTGATAATATCCTTTGGGTCAAAGATCGTAAACCCCGCCTTCATATCTCCGTTCTGAAGTTCAGCCCGGGTAACCGTTCCCCCTGTCTCCGGGAAATCTACGAACAGCCCGGAGCGCCCGTACCCCACAGTATAGCCCGCCCCGAATTTAGATAGTTGGGTAAGGTTGACGCCTAGCCCCGTCGCATCGTCCTTTAATGGCTCCAGTTCCGGGGGGACTTCGATGATTGGTTCCCGTGAATAGATTTGGCCAACTAGTCCGCCAAGGGTTCGCTTAACAACGTTGTAAAAGACAGCCCGCATAATATAAGCTTCGTATCGGAGTTTGTTTTCCTCCGTCACGTCCAACGGGTTCGGTATCGGCAAATACTTATTCCGCCGTTTCTTTACAGTTATTTCCCCCGCTACGCAATCCCGGATTACGTCCCATTGTTTCTTGACTTCGCGCAAATCGTCGTGTTCTGTATTCACGGGCATTTGGTTTAACCCTTACGTTGGAAAGACCAGCTTTAGGTTTCGAGCCGCGCGATTGCTTCCCTTTAATACCCGATACCTTACTACGTCGTAACAATGATCTTCGCTTTCAGTGTCTACGTCGTCTATTTTATCTTCGTCACGGGGCAACGCTGGCAACGTTGAAATAGACGCTATACAATTCGACATGAAATAAAGCCCCGCCCCCTCCCGCCTTATTCCAGCCTCCAGCCGTTCCCGGATCAATTGTAAGCCTATCTTACGGGAGCCGGGGGACTTGTCTGATTGTTGCCAGTGTACGCCCTTATCCCCCATTTTCTTTTCGAGCGTATCAACGTCAGCCTCCCGAACGTCTCGAATAGAGTTGTCCGCCGGGCCGGGCCATGGACGGGTTACAATCCATTCGTCTTTGAGTAACGTTAATTCCCGGTCTATAATTCCGTCCGCTATATCCGCCGCCGATAACCTTAATCCTAAGTTCGTCCCGATATCCTTGGACCCATACCATTCATGAAATACGATAATTGAGCCGGGAGCCGGGGCGAATATAGACCCATCACTTAGGGTCATTTCTTCGCCATTAGCTTCAGCAAACCATAGGACAGCGAATGGTTGCGTTGAACCCCAATCTAATCCCCGGTCTATACTCCAGCCCGCCGGTATCTTACTTCGCGGGATTACGTGAACATTCTTCCGCCATAGGTCCGATAGAGCGCCGCCCGCGACTATATCCCAATCCCCCCACAACCAAGCTTTACGAAGGTTTTCGTCCATAATACTTTCTAGTTCGGCAATGTATTCAGGGGAAAGGTATATGTTCTCTTTATACGAACCGAAGATAGTAACTTGCGTTTTGGTGACAGGCTCCCGCTTTTGTGTGCGGGGATTGAATACGTCAATGGTTCGTTTAATGACTTGCCCATACGGAGCCGGGTCTATGAACCGCCGCTTTACTACGGAATGTCCAGCCCCGTAGGGATTAGTTGTAGCGAAGATTTCAAGAGGGATAGGCGGTAGGTTTGGGTTATCCTTTTCAGGTACGAATGACGAACGGTTGCAAGTCATCATTCGGTCAAACAGTTCAAGGGTAGGATACTTACATACTTCATTCCAACCTATGAAGGGGAATTCTTGCCCGTGATAATTCCAGTAATCGTCAAGTTTCTTAATAGCCCTAAACAAAAGTTCTTCGCCCGTTGGCCAAGTCCATTTGTAGTCTTGCGCCGACGACAGGAACCTAGCGCCGTCCCCAAATGCGTTGAACCAACGACGGGACTTATTCACCAAATCGTCAAGGTTCTTGTATTCCCGGTCAAAGATAACCCCGCGCCAGAACGGGCCATAGCCCATACCTACCCGCTTTCGAAACTTCATGAGTTGGGTATCAGTTTTCCCGGGGCCTCTAGCGCCCGTATACAACGTAATATGGGCACGGCTATCAATAGCTAACTCTTGACTGGAATTAGGTATCGGAACCCAAACAGGAACCGGCCCCGGCTTCAACTTGGCGTTAGTCCCGTGCATACGTTATTCAATCCCTTGAGTGTTCTATTAGCTTCGTTTGATGCTTCCTTGCCTTCGTCTCCCATTCTCCGTCGTTCCCGAAATCCTTAACCACCATGACCCGTAAGTTAGTGTTGTTCTGGATATTCTGGATATTCGTTTCCGGTTTTGCAATGAACGAACGGATTTCGGCGTAAAGCTTATAAGCCGCCAACCTGTCCTTAACGTCCGTATTAGGCCTGTCCGCCAAGTCAAAAACACGACGGGCCAGTATCGCCTTTGACGGAAGGTATTCATCTTCCCCAAATTCCTTTAGTAGTTCGGCCTGAACCTCTAATACGTAGGGGTCAATAACCCAAGCTTGCGAAACTTGTAGCGCCCGAATAGTATCCGTTCCGAACAGACGATAGGCCGCGCCGTAGGGGTCATTCGGATTACGCAAGAGTTCTTCAGCAAACTTGCGTTTAAGTTCCTTTTCATTCTTCGTTTCAACTTGCGTTAACCATGCCATTTCAAAATTCACCTATGACATTGACCGCAAGAAGGTAGCCTAATGTGAGATTGCATACCCGGAGGCGGGGGGACAGGAGGGGGAGCCGGAGCCGGATAGCCTCCCGGATAGGCTCCAATGGGTCCACCTACACCCCCCGGGTAGCCGAATGTCAACGGCGAAACTGTTACCGGGGCTACCGCGCAACCTTCAGCTACGACAGCCGTAAGCATTAGCGATACATATAGCCAACGCATTAAAACCCCCGCCGTTGGAGTTTCCAACGACAGGGGTTAACACATTCGAGCCGCTAGGGCAATGTGGCTATTCCGTTCGCCAGATACCCGCGCCTTTCTGGCCTTCAGCAACGCCCCATTGCCCCGCCATATCCGCGTTAGCGGTGACACTCCGAACAATGAACCGTTTCGGGTCCAGCCGTTTCGTTGCAGACGATACGGTAGACGCAATCCGTTTTGCGGGGTTCGGGTTGTCCGCCGTCGCCGGAATGAAGAACGATTGATTTACGTCCATGGTTTCGAACCCGTAGACGGTTGAACCACGCCCGCCCCGCGCCGCCGCCGGGGGAAGGATATTCGACGCAAACTTATACGTTCCCCGTTTCGCTCCGTCCGTTGCCGGAGCCGGGTTCGGAGCCGGGTTCGGAGCCGGAGCCGGAGCGCCCGCCGGAGGACCCCAACCCGCCGGGGTTGGATTGACCGCCGGTTGCGTAGCCGTATAGACGGACGAACCAAGGGGAGTTGCGCGGAAGGCGATTTTATCGCCGTCCTTGATTGCCGCGTTGTATTCAACCAACGGCCCCCGGGTATCCTTCAAGAGCGCCGCCATATCAGCTTCCGTTGCCATGAACGGCGTATTTGCGTTCAACGCCTTGACAGCTTCCGCCAGAAGATTGACCGGAGCCGTTGCCGGAGCCGGGGTAGTTGTTGCACCCTTGCGGGGACTTCGTGCCATGTTTCAGTTCTCCATATCCGGAGCATGATTGCCCGGTACGTTGAATATAGGCATGGACGTACACCCCTGTCAATACGACAGGCCTACGATTGTTCGGATAGGAATTAGTTCACAAGAGCCGATAGGCAAAATGTAATGCATAAATCGTGTTAGATATGCCTACGTTTTGGGTCCACTTCCAAGACGCCTTATCAGTTGTAGCGTTCGCTTCAATACGTCCCCCGTCCGCGTTCGCCAAACCGGCCATTTGGTTAGCAGCCGTCAACGCACTAGCAATAGGCAATTCAATTTGAATTTCAGTTGTCGTATTTACTAACGTAGGTTGAGCCTGTATTCGTCCTGTTACCATCACATAACTGCCAATACGTAACCAAAAGAAAGAACTAGCCGTAGACGAAGTAACATTAGCAATATCAGTTAGAATAGGTACATATGTTCCGGAAGCAATATCCGCAAAGTCCGCCGCCGTATACGCTAGCAACGTCTTAGCTTGCGCTACCGTCATATCCTCCGGATCACCTGTCCCCGCCGTCGCCCGTCCTTTGAACCGCGCCGTTACCATATTCGCAAGATGAACATTCGTAACCTTATCAACTCCGATAGCCGTAGCCCCGTCCCCCGTACTAGTTACATCGCCCGTATGATTGGGGTGTACGTAATTGTTAGCTCCGTCCGCTACGTTCAAAATAGTTCGGACTTGTGTAGCCGTTAAATCTACGGGGTCCGCCGTTCCAGCCGTCGCATTGCCTTTAATTCGTAGCGTAGGCATTTGCGCTAACTTAGCGTTTGTAACTACGTTAGCCTGTATTGTTTGCGCTCCGTCCCCCACAGATACAACGTCCCCGGAGTGATTAGGATGGACGTAAGTTGTACGGGTTATACTAATTTCGTCAACGTTAATAACAGACGCTAACGAACCCGCCAAATGTTGAACACGAATACGGGCAACCCGTCCACCCGCCGGAACAGTCCATGTACGCTCAATCTTCGTCCATGCGGTTGTGAACGCATTATCCATGTTGGCTGTACCGGGGACAGTTATATGCCCAATATCATAAGGAAACATCGAAATACGTAAATGGGTAGCGTCCGCTACGTCACCTTTAGCTAATACCGATATGTTCAATACTTCGCCTTCAATAACTGGAATGAATTCATTGTAAAGCACATTCGTATTAATAGGGATTTGAGCGTAGTATTCGCCCGAAATTCCGTTAGCATCATTCATTAAAACAACACTTGTCGCCGTCCAGCCCGTTAACCCATCTTCAAAGCCGCCATTGGTGACAAGGTTACTATTAGTTGAAAGACCTTTAGCAATAACCATCCTGACTTGGGAAGCCGTCAAGTCCTCCGGGTCATTCGTTCCCGCTGAAGTTCGCCCCTTGATTGTTTGCGTGGCCATGTTGGCCAAATGTGTATTAGTAACCTTATCAGTTCCAATAACCGTTGCACCGTCCCCGGTAGACGTTACGTCCCCGAAATGGTTCGGATGAATATAATTATTGGCTCCGTCCGCTACGTTCAATAACCCCCTTACTTGAGCCGGGGTTAAGTCTTGGGGGTCACCTAGCGAAGTTAGCCGCCCCTTTATCGTATCCGCCGCCATATCCGCCAACTTGGTATTAGATACGGCATTAAGCGCGATAGTTTGCGCTCCGTCTCCAACGGAAGTAACGTCCCCAAAATGGTTAGGGTGTACGTATGAACTACCGTCTACGATAGCCAATAGCGCCCGGACTTGCGCTACGGTTAAGTCTGTGGGGTCACCCGCCCCGGCCCCTAGCGCCCGGCCTTTCATAGTATCCGCTGGCATGTCCGCCGCTTTGGCGTTCGTAACAGCGTTAGCTACAATCGTCGTAGCGCCTTCCCCTGCACTAGTAACGTCTCCCGAATGATTAGGGTGAACATAAGCGTTAGCCCCGTCCGCTACATTCAATAAGGTTCTAACTTGTGTAGCGGTCAAATCCTCCGGGTCACCCGTTCCTGTAGTTGTTCGTCCTTTGATCGTTTGAGTAGGAACGTTAGCTAACTTAGTATTTGAAACTACATCCGCCGCTATAGTCGTATTCCCATCCGCTACAGAAACAACATCGCCCGAATGGTTAGGGTGAACATAATTAACAATATTCAAAAGGGTTCGGACTTGAGTAGCGGTCAAATCTTGCGGGTCACCTATAGAAGTTAATCGCCCTTTGAGCGTATCCGCCGCCATATCAGCAAGTTTGGTATTGCTTACCGCGTTCGCTGCGATTGTCGTATTCCCATCACTAACAGAAGTAATATCACCACTATGATTAGGATGAACGTAGTTATTGGCTCCGTCTGCAACATTGATAATAGCCCTAACTTGTGTTGGAGTTAAATCTTCAGGGTCACCCGTAGCCGCCGTAGCCCTACCCTTAATCGTTTGCGTAGGAACGTCCGCCGCCTTAACGTTACTAACGGCATTGTTGGCAATCGTCGTAGCGTTGCTATCAACCGGGGCTGTAACGTCTCCCGTTAACGCCGAACGTCGTAGCGCCGTACCCGAAATTCCTAATGAAACTCCAACCGTAATAGGTTCGGGTTGACCCGTACCTGAAGCCGAACCCCGACCCAACAGCCGGGACGCAACTAAGTCCGGTACAAAAGCGTCTGAACCGTCTGCCCCCGCCGGACCCGTTGGACCTATCGGACCTTGAACGCCTTGAATACCTTGAGCGCCGGTTGCCCCGGGAGTACCCGGGTTACCTTGGGGGCCTTGCGCTCCAGTTGCGCCGGGATTTCCTTGGGGACCTTGCGAGCCGGTAGCGCCCGTAGCGCCGGTATCGCCTTTCGGACCCGCCGGGCCGGTTGCCCCGTCAACGCCGTCTGTACCGTCCGCCCCCGGAGGCCCCGTAGCCCCATCCGCGCCCGTTGGACCTATCGGCCCCGGGTCACCTTGCGGACCCGCTGGACCCGTTGCCCCCGCTGGACCCATGGGGCCTTCTGGACCCGGGGGGCCTTGGTCACCCCCGCCCGGACCAATGGGGCCTTGTTCGCCTTGGGGGCCTTGTGGACCCGCCGGGCCTTCCGGACCCTCCGGACCTACCGCCCCGTCCGCCCCATCCGCTCCCGGAGGCCCGCTAGCGCCTGTAGGCCCCTCCGGACCAATAGCCCCCGGGGGGCCGGTGGGGCCAGCAACCCCGGGGGCACCGTCAGCCCCTTCCGGGCCGGGAGGCCCCGGGGGTCCATCCGCGCCGGGCTGTCCAGCCGGGCCGGGTAGCCCAATCTCAGTTACAACGGTAATTGGGCCGTCTGACGGAACTATTGAAATATCTTCAGGAACTACGGTTATAATATCCGTTTCTTGCGTTATCGTAATTTCTTCGTCACTATCGTCTAATACTATGTCGTCTTGTTCTGCAATATCTAACGCTGTCTCCGGCGTAGTTACCGGGTCCGATTGTTGAACTACAATAAGTTCATCCGCCGTAGGCGTTATTACGAAATCATCCGGTTCGGAATTGATTACAAAATCAGTCATTGCGGGTTATCGGGTTTGCAGCTTTGAAGTTGCCCCCAATAACATAAACCGGGTCACCCCCGTCTGTCCGCAGAAAATCAAACAGGTATTTCTTACCCGCAACTAACGCCGTCGTATTCGACGTTTTAAGCGTAAACTTGAACCGCCCCGCCGTAGCTTCAATAACTTCAAAGTTACCAAGAGCCGTTGTCAATTCGTCCAAGATAGCTACCCCTTCAACTGTCTCCCGAACATCCGCCCGAAAGGTCCAGCCGGTTATATCAATCGGCACCCCGTCACTATCTTGAACTCTAAAGATACGTTCGTAAACCGTTCCCCGGTATACTGGCATGATACCCTCTTACGGCGTATGTTTTTCGAAACTAAACGACAAATCCCCCAAGGGGAATTTAACCGTATCGTTTTGTGCAATCGTCTTTGGCGTATCCAACTCCCGAACCGCCAAGATATTCCCCGCCGTAACCGCGTCATGTAACGTTGTATAGGTCACGTTAACGGGCGTAACTGAAACTGAAAGACCAAATGAAGTTTCAGCGGATTGTTCAACTAGATTATCAATCCCATCATTCGCCGGAATTACGATAGCTACCGCTATTCGAGCCGCCGCCCCCGTAATCGTAGCGCCAACCTCCGTACCCCCGGCCAACGGGTCACCATTCCAAAGCCCCACAAACAGCGACGTTGGAGCCGTAGGCATGGCCTGTCCTGCCATCCAACGGGCCAGCTTGTTAGCTAGGTATGGCGATAAATTCATATGGGTTCCCCTTGTGAATTGGGGACGCTAGGCCCGTTCTGAACAAACGTCAATTCCGGGCCGGAGGGTTATCAACCCTTTCCTGTCAACTCCGGTTGACCTTCAAACCTTGCAATCATTTCTTTCATTAATACAACTACGTCTTTCCTATCCGCGCCGTTAGATATATAGTTACAACGGCTATTCATATGTTCGCCGTAGGGAAAGACCATTAATACGAAACCCGTTTTACGTTCGGGTCCAACAATCTTACCGTTGAACATACGATCAAGATACCGGGCTAACATTACCATCTTTTTCCGGTATTCCTCCGATATCGGCTTATCCCCAAGTTCCGGCATTTAACCCTCCGTTAACCTTTATATTTCGAGGCTCCGCGTTAACCCTAATAGACGGTAATTGAATTAATGCCAAGGTATCCCGAAACAATACGTTGAATGGATCAAGTCTACCATTTCGTCCGTCATATTGTTACAGCCGATAAGCCTACGAGGAATATCCGTATTGCCATGCTTATTCACGACGTAGATACAGCCGCAATCATCCGACGTAACTAGTTCTTTTGAAAGTCCTTCCCGGACATACGTTTTCTTTTTCGCCATGATAACCCCCTGCCATGTAAGAAACCCCGGGGCTATTCACCCCGGGGCCTTCGTCGTAGGTTAGGCCGCAAGGGCCATTACATCGCCCGCGATACGCTCGATTGCTACCCTGTCATCCGTCCGGCCAATTCCCCGGGCGTAGGCGGTAGCCGCCGTAGTCACGTCCCAAAGGGTTTCAATCGGGCGGTTTTCTTCCGCCGTATGCGTCATCTTCAGCAACGGAGCCAAACGCTTGCCGAACCTCTTGGCAAGGAATTCGTCCACGTCGTCAACCCGCGAAGCCTGAGCCGCCGCCACGCCGTCCGTAATGGATTTGACGGACGAATTGGAATAGGCGTCAAGGGCCGGGAGGATTTCCCCCAACCATCTATCGGGAGCCGAAACCGTATGCCGTATCTTGATTTCGGAATACTCCGTAGCACCCCAAACAATACGGTTCATACAAACGTAATCGAACAGGAAGGTACCAAGCCCGAAGGTCTTGTCCCCAACTTCCGAATTCCAAACGAAGAAACCCCGGGCCAAAGACCCCGACGAACCATTGCGCCGGTTTGGGATTTCGATACGATTGGTTTCGTCCGCAAGGAATACGAACATATCCCTATCCGAAGCGTACAGCGTCGTATTGGACTTGTCCACAACGACAGCCTTACCGAATTCGCCCGGAACCCGCCATGAACCTGTCACGCCGTCTCCGAATTGCCGTACCATTGATCCGACAATATCCGAATTCCAGATACGCCCATAACGCGGGCCGGTTGCGGCGCGAAGTTCCGCCGAATGTTCGTCATAGACCAGAACGCCAACATCTTCAATGTTGCGTTTGTGCTTCAGGCCATAGTTGATACAGTCCGCCGAAATTTCCGCTGGAAGGGTCCGAAGGTAGTTGGCCGGGGCTTCCGCCAATTGCGACAGTTGGCCAAAACTCCAGTGTGTCGGGGCATGTTCGATACCCTTGTCCCCCACAATCAGGAGGCTCTTATGGTCCTCAGACGGGACAGCTTCGATACGCCGCGAAGATACGACGGTTTCCCGGGAATGATCCCGCTGATTGCCGAAATGCGCCAACATCGCTGTCAGCGAAGTAAAGCGTTCGTCGTCCGGTCTTGACGCCCATTGATTGGACGCCTTCATTAACGTAGCCATGTGTAGTCCTTTCGAGGTTGTGGCGCGGTTCCTAACCGGCCTTACCCCGTCAACGTAGGCCCCTCCCGAACCATTGTCAAACCCTAATTTGCAGACGTTGGCATATGGTTAATTTTCCGTTAACGGGAACCGTCAAAAACATGGTTAATAAAATCCGGTTCCGCGTTAGGGTTACTTATCCGTTAAGTTTGAAATATTCTTCAATTGCGGTAACAGCGTCTTGCCAACTCCAACATAAAACACAACGATAGCCTACGCTTTCAAGTTTATTAAACCACGCAACTTGACTATCCGATATACGCCCCTTACTAGTTTTCATTTCGATAAACAGCCCGTGATATCCGCCGGAGGGGACGGCTAGGAATACGTCAGGTACGCCCGCCCGAACGCCTTCCGCTTTCAGCTTGTTTGCCACAACCGGGTCACGCCAACCCCCGTTAGGGATTGCGAACAGGTTACGGAGTTGGGGATATAGCTGGAACTTCGTAGCCGCCCAACAAAATAGGGCAGCTTGTTCGCCGTGTTCGGTTCCGCTAGACGCCAACTTTTCCGGGGTCACTAAGTTTGATTTTGATTGGTACATTCGGGGAGGCCTCCGGTTGGGGGTACAGCTTCGCCAAATCGTCCAAGGTAAGGTTAGCGTGTTCGTCCGGGAGGGGGTGTACCGCCGCAAGTTCGCCCGTCACGTCTTTGCCCGAACGGGAGCCGGGAGGCCCGTCAGGCCATAGGGAAGGCCAGCAACGCCCGTTGTACCGAACCCATACGAACGCCCGCCCCATGGCCCCTAGCCTCCCCTGTGACAGCCCCAAGCCCGGGAGCA